ATAAAAAACGGCCCGTAGGCCGCATAAGAGATTAAGAAATCGCGATAACCGCGTCCGAGCTGGTGACCGGCGCTAATGCCGCAGAGGAAATCACAACGTGATAGGTTCCTGCATCGCTCGCCGTGACGGACGCTTTGGTCAGCGTATTTGCGTTGGCACCCGGTACTGCTTTGCCGTCTTTAAACCACTGATAAGACAGCGGCGCCCCGTTGCTTGCCGAGGCGGTAACTGATAAATCCAACGCATCGCCTGCCGCCAGTGTTGCGCCAGTAGGTTGAACCGATACGTTGATCACGGCTTTGGGACAACACCCCACTTCAGGTTGTTTTGTTTACCCTGTACGGTGATCTGGATGACCTCACTTGCCGGAGCGGTGATTTCGTTCATCTGCCAACCGGATAACGCCAGCAGCATTGTGGCCGTTCGGCGGTTCGGTAGCTCAATATAGAACTGCACCGTTTGGCGTGCTTCAGCGGCATTTAAGAAATCAGCAAAATCCTCGTTATCAGGATCGTCAACAAAGCCCAGCGATTTTTCAGGCCCCTCCGGTAAATCAGAAATAAACTGTTTGCTGGTATCAATCAGCGTGGTGCAATCCACAAAACTACCCGTCTGACCCGTTGCCCCCAACGCCTTACAGTTAATCAGCGGTTTTAACGCGGCAACCTCAGCGCCTACCGCGCCCCATTTCACCACGGTACCCGCAGGCAGCATGGCGTATTCTGGCGAAGTTTTTTTATCATCAGCCATCGTTTTCTCTCTTCATTTGGTTGGTATAGCGAGTGCTATTGGTTTTGTTCAATACCGGCGCGTAACTCGACGGCGAGAACGCGAAGAATGCGGGATTTGTTGTAATCCATGGCAGGACGGATAAACGGTGCTGCCACCTGTTTGATGGTGCCGAACTCTTGCGCCAGCGCCTTCATATGGTGCTTTTTGCTGGGGCCGACTCTCAGCGTAATCACCGTAAGGTACTTATCATCATTCATGCGGCTAGTGCTGCGGATTTTGATGGTATCGCGCATGTGCTCACCGGCGCTGGTGTCGTCGAATCCTGCGTGCGCTTTCATATCTTCCAGTACCGGAGCCAATGCTTCGCGCCCCGCGTTACGCATTACTTTGACGGCCTTATCCCCCATGGCCAATAATTGCCGCTCAAGCTCCTGCAGTCCTTTCACCTCGATAGTGATCATGGGGAAACCTCGGCATACGTAATGAAATACTCCCGTAAGAGATCATAGAGTTGTTGGTTACTGGTTTGCGGGGTTGGTGTTTCTCGTAGGTTTCCGCGCTCGACATACTGAACAGGAAAATCGGCAATAAAGCCGTGGCGTATCGTCTTCCACTTGCCCCAAATCTGCCGATCTAACGTTTTCAACCGCGTGTAATCATTAAGAATAATGATGCGTATCTGAAAACGCGCACGCACTACCGAGGTCCGCACAAGCCCTGTTTCAAGCGGTGGATCGGACACACATTGGTAGGTGATCCCCTCAACCACATCCGCAGGGAGCAATAAGGGATACACCGGCAGACCGGTGAGCGCCTCCAGTTCGGTTTTAATGGCCAGTTCTATCATGACGAATATCTGCCTCCGCCGTAATAATGAGCCGATCGGCCTGCGTGCGATCGGTTGAGCGCACAGTGAAGAACTGCTGACCAAAAACAACCTGCCAATCCTGTGCAACATCCGCACGTGGCCGTAGCGTAAATTGATAGGTCTGGACAACCTGCTGCGGTTCGGATGTGCGGATCTTACGATCGGAAATCGGTTCAACCTTTGCCCATGGCTTTGCCACGTCTACCGGTTTATCCGGCAGCGGCTCCCCGAGTGGGCCACGCCGTTGCTCAATCCGTCTCAATGTAATGCGTTTATTCAGCTCGCCAGCCAATAGTCGCGTCATAGCGGTATGTATCGATAGGGCTGAAGCAACGAATAGAACCCAACAGGCACTTCATCGGCTTCGCGGCTGGAATACCAAAATCCAACAGCCAGCATAATGGCTAACTTAATGTCTTCCGATAGTAGCAACCCATCGCTATCGCTCTTGGGAACGGAATCATCATAGATTTTGCGATTAATATAATTTTCGGCGCGTTTGCGTGCTGCCATGGCATACGTGGTTAAAAGTGAATCCTCAGCAGTATCATCAATTCGGCATTGCTGGCGTAATTCCTCAATGGTGGGGTTCATCGCAACTCCTGAAACCTGCGATCACCAGATCGCAGGCACAAAAAAACCGCTAATGCGGCATCAGTATTCTCAGTGAACATACAGAAAGTTATTTCGACGCTTCGGCCCCCTTACCCACCAGCGCTTTAATGGCAGAGGCATCTTCCAGCACACAATCAAAACGATGGAATGCGAGGAAACCCGTCTGATCGAATTCGGCATAACGCTCAACCAAACGTTTTAGAACCATGTAATTAACGCGTCGGATAATGAAGCGATTGAAATCGCCAGCAAACAGGAATTTTTTACCTGCAGCAATATCTTCGATCTCTTGGTCAATAACGTATGGCACGTTTAACACGGTCGCCGGTGTTCCCCCGATGATATTTGGCAACCATAGCGGACGGCCTTGCCCATCCTCCATTTCTTCAATGGTTTGTAACGTTTTATCGTTAAATGCCCAGCGGAATTTTGGACCGTTGCGATATGCAGGATCAATACTATGCAGCAACGTATTCATTTCTTTCCATGTGAAGCTGGTGGCTGATGCAGTCGCGGTAGTGCCAGAAACAGAAGCAACTAAACCTTTTGGTTGTTGAGGTGTGCCTGTGCCGGTACCGCGAATTACATAACGAGCCTCACCACGACCAATACGCTCAGAAATACGGCGAGCTAGATACGCTTCCATATCAATGGCGCTATCTTGCAAAAGCTCGTTGGATACACGAATAATTTTCGAGGACAGCTTTTTAGCCCCCAAATCAGCGATGCCAAAATCGGTATCTTCTTCGCTGGCTTCGTTATTTTCACCGAGCAACTCACCGATTTCGTTAGTACCATCTGCCGTTGGCCATTCGATTGTTTTACCGTCCGACGTATTCATAATTTGCGCTACGCTAGCAATACCGCCGTAGGCTTTCATCTGCTCAACGACTTGCGCTAAAAACGTGCTAGGTACGGTATATCCCCCTTTTTCGCTGGGAGACACACCTTGAGCACGCAGCTCCTTCAATACTTGGCGCTCTTCACTACTTAACTCCCCGGCACCCGAGCGCATCCACTTATCAAAAACATGCGCACGCTTTTCATCCTGACTCCCTTCCGTATTCTGGTTGTTACGCTGTTCTGGCTCTTGGTTGTGAATATACTGCTGGTCTTGACGACGTAATTCCTCTTCACGATTAATTCGCTCATCAAGCCCATCCAGTTCAGATTTGGCTGTGTTCCATTCTGCACGCTGTTCATCCGTCCAAGCGCTATCACCAATCTTGTCGTGCAGAGCGCGCATATCCGTGGCGATAATATTTCGTTTCTGTTTCATCTCATGCAATTTCATGATGCCATTCCTATAGATTTAAAAGAGTTAACACGCGCTCACGCGCCATTTTTTGATTCACTGCTTTGGCAAGGTCTCCAGAGTTACGGGCCTCTTTCCATGCAGCAAGGGATCGCACTGCTGAATCCGCTTCTTGATATGCCGGATAGGTCACCGGACTTACATCGAGTAAACATGAAATTTTGCTTATCTCACGAACGACAACACCATCCTCATCCTGATACCAATCCTCCCCATCCCGCGCGACACGAAATGCAAACGAGCTTTGGCTGATATCTCCGCGAGTTAACGGCGCAAGAACAAGATCACGGATCGTTTGCGTATCTGGCGCAGTGATGTCATACCGCAGCCCCTTTCCATCAACACTAAGTGCAAGCGTTCCAGCAGAACGACGCCCAAGAATGAAATTAGGATCATGGTTGAACAGCGCACGAACATCATCGTCAAGCACATCATCAAATGCGCCCGGCTTGATAATCTCTCGAAAACTCCCCCAAATAAGCTCCGATCGGCTATTAAAAACAGAACCATAGCCGATAATATGCGTTGGCCCTGATTCATGGGGTTCGGTACGCAGCTCTGTATCAAAACAGCGTATTTCTCTATCATTCATCTTCCGGCTCCACCGTTTGGTTTTGTTTCGTTTGCTGTGCCGCATTAACGCTCACCAGCATTTCATCTAACCCATCACACGGATTCATATCTTCGAACGCGCGAGCTTCATTACGGCTCATCCAACCGTCCGTAATGGCGTAGTGGTAAAACTCCGCACGCTCTTTCGGCGTTCCTCGCAACAGACCGGACAAATTAAAGCGGCTGTAATACCCTGCGGCACGTTCCGAACGAGTAAATAAACGGCGGTTTAGCTCCTGCTCCCAGTTCGTTACCCACGGCATAATGGAATAACGGACGAACTGAATCGCTTGCTCGCTGATATTGCTGAATGTCGCTTTCTCAAGGTCGTTAATCATGTGAGCGGGAACGTTAAAAATTCCCGCTATCATTGAGCGGTTGAGCTTCATCATGTCGATGAGTTGAGCATCAACAGGCGAGACAGTGAGCGCCTTATAATCCAACTGAGCTGGGAGTAACATGGTCTTGTTTTCTTGGCTTCGTAGCGCTGCGACGGCTTTCTGCCACATGTTTTTTAAACGTGTCCAACTTTGGTCGTTCAACTCATTTTTAACGGAAATAATGCCAGCAGGGCGTGCGTTTCCATTAAAAAACGAACTGGTATATTTCTGGCCACTCATCCCCATGCCTATAGTTTCGGCATGTTGCAAAATGGGGCTTAAACCCATTTTTTGATTATTTCCGAGCGCACGAACATGGATCATGTCGTCAGGACTAATGGCAAATGCACCTTCATCGTTATAAACGCCGTAGGTATGTCGACCGCCAGTATTCAGCAATGTGGTTTCCCACGGATTGCAGCATTCTAGAGATGTCACTTCGCCACGACGCCCGCGCTTTACCCATGTATAACCATTTCCCCATCCCAAAATATGACGCTGTTTTAGCTCCCTCCATTTGTAGCTGGTTTGCCAAATATTCGGCTCATCGTGAACGAGGTAAAAAACGGGGTGATCGCGCGCAGGTTCAACCTTGTTATTGCTTTTACGCATAACATGCAGCGGCATCTGAGCAATATTGGATGAGAGGACGTAAATACAGGCATAAACCGCGGCCAATTTCATTGCCGTTTCCGCACTGACTTGTACATCCCGCCCAAAAATATTGTCAGTATCGGCGTTATCACCCGTGATCGGCGTCGCCGGACTTTCTAAGGACTCCGAGCGAAACATCGCATCAAGCAGCATGCTTCCCCCTCATCGCAGCTAATAAAGCACCACCCAATAAAATGGCACCAGAAAACATCAGAGCAAAAGCCAACCCAAACTTCAGATAAGCTCCCGCCGAGAGCAGACCGTAACCGGTGAGCCCGATAACATCGATAATCATTGATTTCATAGCATTAACAGGTCTTCATCAGGATCGAGGTTTGATAGGAAATCTCCTTGATCACTAAGCATCGCTCTACCAATGCCCATAATCAGAGAAACGGCGCCATCGATTTTGTTCTCTGCGCCTTCTTTGGTCGGCCTTACAACATCATCACTGCCGGGGATCGTCTTCCCAACAACGTTACTGATACACCACGTTAAAATGGGGTTCCCATCATGGTGGAATCGACCGCTGGCTATTGCCGCTTCCAATTCTTTCATTGGGGAACTCATATTTGTGTAATTCTGAATAATGGTGATAGGGCTTAACCCTTCATCCGCAAGAAGATGAGAAATGCTCGTTGCGCCATGGGGATCGATTGGGCAGCTTTGTACTTTTACCGTGCTATTTAGCGCAACGATATGCTCAAAGATTTGGCGGTTATCAACCTCAGCACCATCGGTCGCGACTAACTTCTCCATATTGACGAACTTTTGATAACGCTCAGAGGTTCTCTTCAGAGCGGGATCTGGCGAAAACACCGTGTCTTCTGGTACCCAAAATTGAGCACCCACACAAAAATAATGTACGCGCCCATCAATCACGCGCTTAAAGACAGGACAAACACAGTTCAAATCGAGTTTTGATGCAAGGTCGATCCCAAGATCGCAGTCCTCACCATAAAAATCCTCAATCTTTAACGATGTATCCGCGCACGCTTTCCACTTCTCGAGGTTGAAATAGGCGGATTTGGCAGAAACCCACAGATTAAAATGTTTGGTTTTAATCTTGTTGGTCTGCGATGGAACATTGATAGCAAGGTTTTGCTGAGCGATAAGATAATCAGTTTTTACGGATACTCCGATATTGGGGTTCGCCTTCGCCAGCGCTTCTGGCTGGGTCCAATCGTCCCCCTCATCAAGGGTATAAATAATGCCAAACAGCTCTTCGTTTGGGATTATCTCATCAAGCATTTCCACCACTTGCTGGCGCTTTTCATAGCATGGACATTCAAGGCTAAATCCCGCCGTTGTAATAATCCATGTTATCGGCTGCTCACGCGCGCCCATGCCCGTCGTCATCGTGGTCAGCAGTGAATCGGTCGCATGCTCATGGTATTCATCAATCAAGGCGCACGAAGGCGAGTCACCGTCACCAGGATCGCCAATCACGGGCTCAAATACCGAACCATCAGGCCGCGTCATTTTTTTGGCCCAAGGCTTAATGCTGAACTTTTTCCGCAGATTGGGAAGCTTTTGCGCCATCAGTAATGCGGGTTCAAATACTTTCCATGCTTGGCGTTCTGTCGTCGCACCACAGTAAACCTCTGCCCCGTATTCGTTGTCTGCGCAAAACATATAGATACCAACCCCCGCCGCAAATAACGACTTACCATTTTTGCGGGGAACCTCAGTATACGCCTCACGAAAGCGGCGCATTTTATTTCGCTTTTTAAGCCATCCAAAAACCATCGCGAAAATGAACTGCTGCCACGGCTCCAGCGTAATTTTCAGTTTTCGCTTTGCCCATTCACCCTTGGTATGTGGGAGTAATTGAATAAACCGGCAGGCTCTTTCTGCTTTATCTCTATCAAACCGATATGGCCAATCTTTATTTTTAGATTTCTCCAGATCGCTAAAATGCCGCTGGCATGCGGAACGGACATATTTGCACGCAGGAATTTTCCCGCTAATAACCTCCCTTGCATATTGCTGGGCGGCATTCACGTTCGGGTATGACGCCATGGTTAAAACCCATCGAATTCATTCTCACCATCATCAGGATCTGCGCCACCGACCATCCTCATGCGACTAAGAGGATCAAGCCCGAGTAACGAACCCAACCGAGCAAGCTGCGAGACGCAGTCATTACGAACGGCAATGGCGGGATGTTTTTTTAATCCACCAGTACCCCCAATATCTGCGATACCCATATTTTCCAAATCAATTTCGGCTTGTTTGGCTATCACTTTTTCCGCCACGATCATGAGATGAAACGAATTACAGTACGCGAGCAAAAGCGGGGCATCTTCTAATTCGAAAGTCCCACGTTCAATTAATATTTTGCTTTGGGTTTTCCAGAGACGAACTGCCGTTTCACTTGAAAGCTCTGCTGGGGGAGCGATCCGCGTAAGGCTACTTTTATTTTTTACGCTGGTATTTCGCTTTCTCCCCCCTCCAGAGGCACGCATTGCCGTCCCCATTTTCTGCGCTCCCAAATGTTAAAAATCATCGAAAAAAAATTCCTTATTTCGAGTGCGTAAAAATTTGACTAAAGCGGCGGTCCTTTTGGCTGAGAGGGGTAGAGATTTGATCCCCCCCTCCCCCTCATCCCAGTCGCTCTCTGGCGGTCTTGGCTCGATGGCAAGGCCAGCACAACCCCTCTAGATTGGCATCATCATCGGTACCGCCGTGGCTCTTAGGCTTGATATGGTCAACCGTGGTCGCGGGTATCGCTCGCCCTTCTCGCAAGCAGGCTTGGCACAGGTGCTTATCACGATTAAGGATGCGCTTACGAATGAGGGTCCACTTGCTACCGTAGCCACGTTCGTGGCGGCTCTTGCCCTGCTGGTGGTTCTCCCATCCTGTATTGCGGTGCTCATCGCAATAGCCGCTGCGGTCAGTGGTGGTATCGCTGCAACCATGTTTACGGCATGCTCTAGGTATTCGTGTAGGCATAGAAGATCCAATAAAAAAGGCCACCAATTGTGGCCTTACAACACACTTTGAGTGACGTATTTGCTACAAAACAAATATTATTTATCAATCAATGTTATTTTTAACAAAATTTTATTTATATCAGCAAGGCGGTTATTCCCAAATAATAAATTAATGAGGGAAATTAAACTCGAATGGTGAGTACTCATGAACTGTGGTTAGAGCAGGCGAGACACTTTTAAAATGATGGAGAAAGAATTTAGCCTCAATAGAGTCCTCATTTGGGCTAACATGGGAACTTATATGTGGGTAAAGAGTGATCCCCGCATTTAATGCAAGTGGAACATAGTTAATGAATATATCTTTTTTAACAAAACCGTGTCGCGTAGCTTCAGACTCAAAAGTATCTGCATTAAGATATTCTCTAACTCTCTCTCTTGCCTGTGGTTTGAGTCTTGACTCATCACGAGGCAAACTAAGCATATTATCTATATCATCCCATGATAAATGCACATCGAAACAGTCTCCATCAGACTCCTCTGGCGGAGCAGGGAAATCGACATAAAAATATTTTCTTTTTTCCTTTGGATTCTTAATTTCACTCCTATGATAATTATAAAGCGTTCTGATTTTATTTGCTTTGTTATGGTGGCGTGCGTTACGTATAACAAGTATAACTAATAACTCAGGCTCAGAATACCAATCAAGGTTGATCTTATTTTTCAGCATATTGTCATAAATGCTATGGAATGCATTAAGCTGAGTAATTAAACCAGACTCTAAATTACCAATTGCTTCAGCTCTATCAACACTTAAAAGCCTCTGACAAGACCAATTAGATTCAAGTAAAACTCTAAAAGACTGGGCAAGATCTTCAAACGTATACGTCAGCATATGCATCTTCATCCTGTTTATGAGATTTTAATATTTTATTGTATAACATCCTTTAGCATAGACCATAGCAATAGCCATAAACATATTAATTTACAACCATAATTAGATGCAATTGAAATTAATAGGATACTACTTCTTTATATTCGAAATTATAACATATCCCAAAAATGTTGTCTGGCAGACCGTTTTCAATAATTTCCACTATTGCTTATGACGCAGACCAGGAATAGTTATTTGTCCCTTTTGGTTAATACGCTCAATCTTTGCCAATAGTGTTGGTTTTTTTACTCGTCCCCAACGGTTCAGTAATCGCCCAGACATACTGGCTACATCTTTCTCTTTCATGTATTCGAGCATAACGGCGTTGCGCTCTGCCTCGTAGCTTTCGCTGTACTTCCTTAGCTCGCTAGTCATCCAGTTGAAGGCGTTAATATATGCCTCTTTAACCGAATCGGCCTTTGCTCCATTAAACCCCATGACCAACATAACGAAGCCACTGAAGTCCATGCGGTAATACTTTTGCTTCTTATCAAATATCCCTAACTCATTGATTTTCTCGACAACCCAAAAGTGGGCCTTCGTGAAATCAGCCGAGCAGTGAAGGTTTTCCAGTGCGCGAATAACATGTTGGTGTCTTTTTCCAAATGCCTTTGCGATCTGGAATGTGTCAGTCACTGGCTCACCTTCAGCAGCTGATACTAGCTGACGAAATTCAAAATCAGGGATGACCTGTAAATTGTTCATAGCGTTTGCCTTACTTTGAGATGAACCTTTGCCGCATAGGAAATCAGTCCATCGAGGCTCGCCAGCACTAACTGACTCCCTCAAAGGCTCATTTCAAAAGGTTGGGTTCGATGTGGTTATTTGCGCTGCGGTGCGCGATGAAATGTAGATGCAAAGAAGCCCCAGCAAGTGCCGAGGCCTGTAACTCAATAAATAGAACAAAATCATTAAAAACAAATACTTATTAATTACCACTGACTATAGAACATGACAAAAAGTCGGAGGTAATTAATGTCATTACAAAACAAATCAGCTTTTGAACAAATCCAGAACACCCTTCATTTTCTTAAAATATTTATGCAAGTAATAAAACTGTTAATTATTTGCTTTAACTACGGAAGAGAACACATAGAATTAATTGATAATATTTTGGAAAGTATAGAGCTCATTCAGCCTTTGCTCGAAACATCAAAATATTTACCCGCCTATCTCAAGCATTGGTCTCGAATGTAATTCTGCAAGGCTCTTAATGAGGTTTGGTCGCTAATGATTCCTGATCGTATACCGAGAACGTTTCGTCCAGAAGTTGAAGTGAGTTCGAGGGTGACATCATCGCCCACGCTGGAGGCGCTGGTGGTTTTGGTTGCGGCTGACACTGGGCACTTCCCTTTGACGAGCACCCTGCCACCATTATCAAGCTTGCGCTGCAGAGCATCATTTTTAGCTTTTGCATCTGCTAACTCCTTTGTGTACTTAGCATCCAGTTCAGCAATATAGCGCTGGCGGGTCTGCATTCTAGTAATTGCGGATTGCCGCTCAGCGACTAACAGCTCGGCGGCGGTGCGATCTTTATCTGCCTGATGGTATTTATCGCGATAATGGCTAGCGATTTTCCCAGCAACGAGCAACGCCGCCAGCAACAGACCTATTGCTATAATTCGCCAATTGATATTCATACCAACAACGCCGCCCGCGCTTTGTTGTAACGTACCTTGCGATCATCGATACCGTTCAGACCGCCATTGATAATCTGCGTCACACGGTAAACATCAGCACCGTAGGCCATGCAGCCTTTTGATGTGTAGAACCATGCAGCTGAACGCGCAGCTTGAAGGTCTAGCTCCAGAAGTTCAGGCTTGGTTACTAAATCGAGCTTTAACGCGGCGCCGCATGCACGGTAGTTATCAAGCCCGGTAATCTGGATAAGGCCACGGCCTCGGTACATCCAACCATCACCAGAGGCTTTATTACCTAAGCGATTCGCGTAGACCAAATTAGCGATCGCATCTTGTCGAGCAGATTGCGCTGTCGTTCGTCCGATAGCATTGGCTTGCTGTTGAGTAATACGCTTACCAAATACAGCAACCAAAGCACCCGGTGTGTAATTCAGTGATTCAACAACCTGCCGGAAACCGCCCGACTCATGACCTACCTGAGCAATAAACATCGCCTTATCGGTTGCCGCCGTAATACCAAATTCTTTCATTGCTGCATCGATGTGCGGAAACCAGCGCGCAGCTAATCCGGCGCTAATATCAGCCGCCTGTTGAAACTGTTCGAGATCCATTGAATTGCCTTACTGTTGAGGAGGGACGCCTGTCTTACTGCCGACAACACGACGTAGAACCGAGCTGAAATAATCAATACCCAAGAAGCCAATAAAGACGCTTCCGATATACGCCCATTGCTGATCAAAACTCATCAACATGAGTAGGTCTTTAATGAAGAACGCCACCAGTGCACACATACCGGCATCAAGAATCCGTCGCCACCACGGTGAGTCCCCGTTATATATCCCCCGTAGGATAGCCATTAGACCCGCAATGAATGCGTAACTTCCCTCGCTGCGGTGCTCTGCAATCCATGTCATTAACATGGCCCAGAGTTCGGGGCTTTTGTGCATTTTCATGTTCTCCCCCCATCCACCAGCGCGGTAGGGTTAATTAGTGGAATAGCACCCAGCCGTAA